GCTGTAGAACCGTCTGGTACTGGATTACCCGCTGCGCCATGGTCGACGCATTGGGGTCTGACACTGGGATGATCGAGAACTTATCAGCGAAGTCTTCTTGGCGAACGAACTCTTCCGGCGCCCCGTACTCGTAATTGCCGTCCATGTCCCGGATGATCTCGGCGATCAGCCCAAGCTCAATACGTAGGGCTGCGTGCATTCTAGCTTGCACTGCGCTCATGACCTTCATGCTGCGCTCTAGAACCGCGAGAGTGGTGCCGACAGGCAATCCCTCTTGAAGGTCCGTGATGTCCATGTCCGGGACCGAACCGACTTTGCGGGCTTCGTCCACGACGCTCCCGAGAAGCTGGAACAGAACCATCGACGGCTCTTTGAACGGCAGCGGGAAGATACCATCGCGAATCGCGCTGGCTGGGACATCAATGTCCCTGAACTCTCCAGGTCGCAGCGGACTATCGTCTCCCTTAACTCGGAAACCCCTGGCTTTGAACCCGGCAGGAAGAACTGATAGTGTCCCCGAATCTATGATCTGGCGGAGCAGAGATGTAGCCGCCTTGGTCAACCCGCCCACAAGGTGGATCAAACCGTTGCCGTAGAATCCGAGGCCTGGGAGATACTTGTAGTGCACGAAATGTGTGCGCTTGGATTTGTTCTCGTCACCTTCGAGCCAGTTGCGCCGGATCGATAGCACCTTGGACGACTGATACTCTATCGTCACCACGTAAGGGATCGCGATGCCTTCTTCGCCCAGAGAGTCTTCGTAATCGTACTCGCTGAGATCAAGATCGGCGTGCATCTCTAGGATGGTGTGCCGGTCGTCAATCTCCATGGTCGGACGTTCACCCACCAGCTTATCGATCTTCTGCCTGACGTCGCTGTACTGCGCTACCGGTGCTGGGATGCTCTGATCTAGATAGAACCCGCGCTTCATGGAGCGCTTCAGCTCATTGGCTGTGCGCTTAAGAACGTGCGTGTATCTCTCACATGACTTCAGGTCTGACGCGCCGTAAGGGGCGATGAAGTCTTCTGCCGGAACGAACATGGACACCGGGCGACCAAGAGCTTCGTCGCGGTACACCTTCTTGAAGCCTGAGCCGCAAAGCGCCGTGCGATACAGAAGCTGCTCGGTCTCATCCCGGTACTCCGACATCTTCTCGGTGATCTGGTAGTTCAGCTCTTTCTCTACGCGCTCTGCGCGCTGCATACGCTCTTCGGTCTCTTCACCAAATATCTTCGTGCGCGCAGGCCCGGATGCCGGGAACAGCTCCATGATGGCGTGGGCTTGAAACTGGATCGCGGTCTCTTGCATGACCGGATGATACACGCCTGAAGCTCCAGGCCATGGCTCGGTGCGATCTTCCATCGTCATACCGAGAAGCTCCATGCCCTTCATGAAGCTCTTCTCCCACTTCTTGCGGGAGTCTTTGTCGATGTCGTACAGGTGCACGAGTTCCGTGGCGAGCTTGCCTAAGACGCCTTCAGGGATGACCTCAGCGAGGTTGCCGCCGAACTCCTCGATCTGCGCCGCTCCTTCTTCTTCGCCTTCGCCAAGGTCGACATCAAGAAGCTCTTCGTCGAGATCGGCATCGGTGCTGATATCCACGTTGACCATATCTTCGCGCGGGCCAACGCTCAGCGTCGAAGGTTGCATGGCTTTGTCGACGTTCGGGCTTCCGGTCATGGCCATCAGTAGTAATCCGCTATCCTACGATTGATCACAGGCTTATCTTCTTCATCGTGCTGCGTCTTGACGATGCCGCCCTGGCGGAAGCGCAGCAGGGCTTGCGTTACGGTATCGACGTAGTCATCATTCTCGCCCTGGGGGAAGGCGTTGCACTCTTCGATCACATCGTCCGCCCAGCGCGTCTCAGGAGCCCACACCATGCCAGACCTAAAGAGATCGGTAACCGCGTTAGCCCGGGCGATTTTATCTTGACCCCTGGACGGCGTAAATTCCATGACTGGAATCCCCATCGCTCGAAGTTCGAAGATCAACGGTGCTCCGGCAGCGCGGCTTTCTATGATGACCATGTCGGGCTTCTTCTCCCGGTAAATCTTCCTGGCCATGGCTTTAAGCTCTGGGAACTCAAGCTTGTCGCGCCATGCGTCGAGGAGGATGAGATTTGGTACTGGCTTGTCGGGGTCTCCACCCATGAAGACCCCCCAGGTGGTACAAGCCGAGTAGTTGGCCCGCTGGGTCTTCAAATATGCGGTATCAAAGGAGAGGAGAATACTCTCGCACTTCGGCGGGGTTGGTGAATCCCACCGCTTCCACCAGTCGCGCTTGATGATCGCGCCTTCTTCGCTGGTCGGATTTTGCATATACTGCGAATTCCAACGCGCAGGCGAGATGTCCGCCTTAACCTTCAGCAATTCCTCAAGCGACCAGAACTCAGGCCACAGCGGCTGACCTGATGGCATGATCGCTGGGAACTCGATCACTTCCCACTCGCTCGGCTCGTCTTTCTCTGCCGCACGTTTTAGCAACTGACCCACGAGGTCCATCTGGGACCATCGCGTCATCACGATCACTATACTCGCCGAAGGTTGGAGACGCTGTCGTGGACCTGAAATGTACCACTCATAGGTCTTCTTGTAGATGTCGTTTGAATATGCCCCCGAGATTGCATCTTGTTCACTTGTGGGGTCGTCGATGATAAGCAAATCCGACCCGCGCCCAGTCACCGCCGAGCCAACACCGCATGCGAAGTACTCCCCGCTAGCCCCAGTGTTCCATCGCCCTGCGGCCTTGCTGTCCACTCGCAATACTGTCCCCGGAAATATCGCTTGATAATCTTCCGACTTCACAAGGTTTCGAACCTTCCGTCCGAATCCTACCGCAAGCTCAGACGTGTGAGATGCCTGGATGATCTTCTTGTACGGGTATCGCCCGAGGAACCACGCAGGCAAAAGATACGATGCGAACTCGGACTTGCTGTGCCGTGGCCCGAGCGTAACGATCAGTCGCTTAAGCTTGCCGTCCGCGATGCGCTGAAACGCATCCGCCATGATCTTATGATGCCTGCCTTCGATGAAGCCTGGCCACACCCGCTTTACGAACGGCATGAACTCCAGCTTCGCCTTATCGACGCTCTGCAGCTCTTCGAGCTGTCTAATCAGGCCAAGTATGTTCCGCTGTTCATCAGGGCTCAGGCTCTTGATGACGCTAAGGTCCATCAATCGTTATCGGGCTCTTCCGGCCCAACAACCAACGTCATCGCGTCGGCGCCATGGGTGAAATGCACATAAAGCTCTTTCGGCCCCTCATGGCCACGGCCGGAGATGATCTGGGCCGACTCATTGCCGCCCTGCTTCCACGATACCGGGAGCTTGTAGTTTCCGTTAACGCTAACTTTAATCGATACGGTCATTTCTCTTCTCCAATAAAAACCCCGCCAAGTTTCCCTGGCGGGGCATCGAGACTAGCCTTCATCGGGGGATGGGGGAGGCTAGCCCCAATAGGGTTAGTCCAATTTGAACGTCATCTCGGCGATCAGCGCATGGTTATCGCCATCCGCCACCATAAACGCCGAATCATGCCAGTAGCCGACCTCGCGGTTGATGGCCACGCCTTCGAAGTACCGGTATCCCAGGCCAAGCGACATGGTATCCGTCACATCGTAGTTAACGCCTGCCCCAACTTGCCAAGCAAAGCCCTGACGCTCGGTCCCGAAGCCGTCCGTACCCCAAGATGTGGGCGCTGGGTCGATGGAAATGCGCCGGGACGAGTATCCAGCCCCTGCCATCACGTACGGGCGAAGCTCTAGGACCTTCGGAAGGTCGTAAGCCACGTTAATCATGGCCGCAAAGGTCGAATCATGGCCGGAAATGTCCTTGTCGACGCAAGGACCGTCGAAATACCCGTCGATATTGCTCGATCTGAAGCTAACTTCGACCTCAGTCCGCACTCCAGGCAGTCCAATGTCGTCAAGACGGCGTCCAACAGCCGCTCCGCCCAGGTATCCGGCGTCTGCGTTCACGTCTAGCGTGGAATTACCGCCATCCGAGGCGTACGGTTGCTTCCAGTCCACTCCACCAAACCCGGTGGCGTACCAGTTGCCAGCTGAGGCAGCCCCTGCCGACAGGGCCAAAGCCATTGTTGCAGCTAAAACCTTCATGTTTCACTCCTCTGGGGTATAACCGGGCGAATGCCCGGTTGTTGACACATAACACCGGTTGACGATTATCCATAGCGACATTTAAGCAACACTGTCTCTCTTGTACCCCGCCTTCCTTCCTACATCGTCCTCTGGGTAGTCCTGGGTCATACCCTCGCTGAAGATCGGGTAGCACCGCATGGCCCTCTTGGTGCCGTCAGGCCAGTACAGATACCCTTTGCGCCGCATGTTCCTCGCCCGCCTGGCTATCGACGTGGCGTGAAGCTTCGTAGCCTTGGCAAGCTCGTAGATCGTCGGCGACATGCCGTTGTTCCAGTAGTAGTCGTGGATGATGGTCCACAGCACGCGCTCGTTA